TGTAGCGGGTGGTGATGCCAACCTTAATGACGTCAGCGTCGTGGTAGACCGTCCACTCCTCACGGTCCCAGTGGTACGCGCCCCAGACTTCGCCGGTGGCCTTGTCGTAAAAGATCTCTGCGTACTCCCCAGTGCGGGAGCCGAGGCCCTTGGTGTAGTCGGAGGCTTTTGCCAAGTCCTCCATGTTGATGTTCCGTCCGTGGGTGTTGATCTCCATGTTCTGTCCCTCCTGTTAATTTGGGTATGGGGTGGGGCTGATGCGCTCAACCCCGCCAGAAGCGGTAATGCGATCAGGCGATCAGCTCTGCTGCCGTAGCGGCCACGCGATCCTCGGCGGCGCGGATGCTGTCCGCCTTGCTGTAGGTGTGGGCCACCGGGTCGTCCCGGTAATCGTGGGCGGCGAAGGCTTCTGCGGCGGACTTGCTGTCAAACCATGCCTCCCGGGAGAAGCTGGATCCCCATACGCTGTAAGTGACGGAATAAAAAGTCTTTTTCATGATATTTCCCTTTCTGCCGCTGTGCGGCTGCACTGTTTCTTGATCTGTCTATATATTACCACGCATTGCGTGGTATGTCAAGAGGGAAAATGGAAAAAATAAAAAAATTTTCGTTTGAGGGGTGCGCGGGAGATATACATATAGGTATGCTGGATATGCAGGGGCAACCTGCCCGTGCCGATTCATTTCTTTTCCCCTCTTTTCTACCCTGTGGGGCGGGGCGGCGGCTCCGCCCTGACGGGGAAAACGCGCAAAAATTAGCATTAGGGTGTGGCGAAAGCCTGGGAAAGACGTGCCAATGACAAAGACCAGTGGTGGGAGGCCGGTGCGTCAGAAAAAGAAAGGGTGTGAGCGTATGCCGGCAGGAGCGCCGAGAAAATGGAAAAGCGTAAAGGCGATGCAGGCGGCGATTGACGCTTACTTTAAGGCGTGCGAGGGAGAGCCGTTTATCGGGGACGACGGATGCGCGGTGCGGGATAAGTACGGGATACCTATCATCATAAACGCAAAGCCTCCGACGATCACGGGGCTGGCGCTGGCATTGGGCTTTACCGGACGGCAGGCGTTGATTGATTATCAGGCAAGGCCGGAATTCGCGGACACGGTCACGCGAGCAAAGGCGCGGTGCGAAGAATACGCAGAGGCGCGGCTGTATGACCGTGACGGCGCGAACGGCGCAAAGTTTAGTCTGAGCTGCAATTTTGGGTGGCGCGAGAAAGCGCCGGAGACAGACCGGCAGGAGATCGGCGTGGTGCTGATGCCGGAGGTAAAGACGGATGCCTGAAATCGTGTGGAAGCCGCAGGAGCGGCAGGCCGTATTTATGGCAAGGCCGGAGTATGAAGCCCTGTATGGCGGGGCGGCGGGCGGCGGCAAGAGCGACGCGCTGGTGATAGAGGCGCTGCGGCAGGTGCATATCCCCTGGTACAAGGCGTTGATCCTGCGCAAGACGTTCCCCCAGCTGCGGGAGCTGATCGACAAGACGTTGAATTATTACCCCCGTGCGTATCCAAAGGCGCGGTACAACGGCAGCAACCACACATGGCGTTTCCCCTCCGGCGCGCAGATTGTGTTTGGCAGCATGAACCGTCCGCAGGACAAGATCCAGTATCAGGGGCAGGCGTATGACTTTATCGCTTTTGACGAGCTGACGCATTTTACGCAGGAAGAATACGACTACCTCAAATCCCGTAATCGTCCCAACGGGGCGGGGACACGGGTCTATATGCGCTCCACCGCAAACCCCGGCAACATTGGGCATGGCTGGGTCAAGGAGCGGTTTATCACGGCGGCACCGCCGATGCAGCCCATCACGGAGGAGGCGGTGTGGTATACGCCGGACGGGAAAAAGCACACGGGGCAGCAGCAGCGGATATTTGTGCCGTCCTCTGTGTTTGACAACAAAATTTTGATGGAAAATGACCCGCTGTATGTGCAGCGGCTGGCCAGTATGCCGGAAGCGGAGCGGAATGCCCTGCTGTACGGAAATTGGGACAGCTTCGAGGGTCAGGTGTTTACGGAGTGGAAAAACGACCGGGAGCACTATCTGGACAGGAAAAACACCCACGTCATTGAGCCGTTTCGGATACCGGAGGACTGGGTGATCTGGTGCGGGCTGGACTGGGGCTATTCCCGCCCCTTTTCCGTGGGATGGTACGCGGTGGACAGAAACAGGCGGATGTACCATATCCGGGAGTTTTACGGCTGCAACGGGACGCCAAACCGTGGCGTGATGTGGGAGCCGACCAAGGTGGCGCAGGAGATAAGGCGCATCGAGGCGGATGATCCCAACCTGCGGGGGCGGGACATACACCGCGTGGGCGACCCGGCGATCTGGCAGAGCGACGGCACGGAAAGCGTGGGTGCGCTGATGGAACGGGAGCGTGTCTATTTTGAAAAGGGCGACCATGCACGGATCAACGGCAAGATGCAGATCCACCACCGGCTGGCGTTTGACGGAGACGGTGTACCGATGCTGTATGTGTTCGACACCTGCAAAAACTTTATCCGGACGGTGCCCAACCTGGTCTATGACCAGACAGACGTGGAGGACATCGACACGGACGGCGAAGATCATATCTACGACCAGTTGCGGTACGTCTGTATGAAAAACCCTATCGGGCCAAGAGATATGGGGCACATCGTGGAGCGGCCCTATTCGCCGCTGGACACGGAGGACGAGTACAGGCCCAGCCGGTACGCATTTTATCAGACCTATTAAGGGGGAAAAGGATATGGAGAAATACGGCATCCCCGGCATTGTGCCGGAGGACGGTATGCCGCCGGAGATGGCGGCGATGCTGCTGGAGCGGACGGACGACACGCCTACCATTACGGAAAAGGACGTGGAGCGCGGTATCGACCTGCTGACGCGGTACAAAAACGGCAAGGGCAATTTGGAGAGCCGTGTGGTCAACGACGAGTTGTGGTGGGAGCTGCGGCACTGGGAGGGCATCGGTCAGAGTAAAGCCAAGCTGGTGGACAAGAGCGGCAAGGAAGTCCTCTCCTCCCCTCCCCAGCCAAAGCCTACGTCGGCGTGGCTGTTTAACACCATCCAAAACAAGCACGCGGACGCGATGGACAACTACCCGGAGCCGGTGGTGCTGCCCCGTGAGCGCAGCGACGAGCAGAGCGCCAAGACGTTGAGCCAGATCCTGCCGGTGGTGCAGGAGTACAACCATTTTGAGCAGGTGTACTCCGACAATTGGTGGGAAAAGCTTAAGCACGGCACGGCGGTGTACGGTGTGTTCTGGGACAGCCGGAAGGACAACGGGCTGGGCGACATTGAGATCCGGAACATCGACCTGCTGAACCTGTTCTGGGAGCCGGGGATCACGGACATCCAGAAGAGCCGGAATCTATTTATCGTGGATCTGGTGGACAACGACCTGCTGGACAGCGAGTACCCCCAGCTCAGGGGCAAGCAAAAGGGCAAGGTCGTGGACGTAAAAGAATACATCTACGATGACACCGTGGACACCAGCGAAAAGAGCGTGGTGGTGGACTGGTATTACAAGGTCAAGACGCCCAGCGGCAGGACGGCGCTGCACTACATCAAGTTTGTGGGGTCTACCCTGCTGTATGCCAGCGAGAACGATCCGGAATACCGAGAGCGGGGCTTTTACGACCACGGGATGTACCCTGTTGTGCTGGACGTGATGTACCCGGAAAAGGGTACGCCTATCGGCTTTGGCTATGTGGCGATCTGCAAAGACCCCCAGCTGTATATCGACAAGCTCAGTGCCAACATTTTGGAAAACGCGATGATGGCGACCAAAAAGCGCTTTTTCGTGTCGGAGAGTACGGCCATCAACGAGCAGGAGTTCATCGACTGGAACCGCCCTCTGGTACACGTCAACGGCGAGATCGGCGACCAGAGGATCAAGGAGATCGTCACCAAGCCGCTCAGTGATATCTACGTCACGGTGGCGCAGATGAAGATTGAGGAAATGAAGGACACGGCGGCAAACCGCGACGTGAACTCCGGCGGCACCTCCAACGTGACGGCGGCAGCGGCGATTGCCGCCTTGCAGGAGGCCGGAAACAAGGCAAGCCGGGATATGATCTCCGCCAGCTACCGTGCCTACACCCAGATCAACACGCTGTGCGTGGAACTGATGCGGCAGTTTTACGATGTGAGCCGCAGCTTCCGCATTACCGGCGAGGGCAACGAGTATCAGTTCGTAGATTTCGACAACGCGGGCTTGCAGGATCAGGTGACCGGGCTGGATACGATGGGCAACGAAATGTACCGCAAGCCGGTGTTTGACCTCAAAATCAAGGCGCAGAAAAAGAATCCCTTTTCCCGCATGGAGCAGAACGAGCGGGCCAAGGAGCTGTACTCCCTGGGATTTTTTAATCCGGATAACGCGCAGGCCAGTCTGACGGCGCTGGAGATGATGGACTTTGAGGGCATCCAGACCGTGCGGGAAAAGGTGATGCAGGGGCAGACCCTGCTGAATATGCTGATGCAGATGCAGGCGCAGATCTCCATGCTGACGGGCGCTATCCTGCCGCAGGAGGGCACTGGCGATGCACCGGCGCAGACTGGCGGCGGCGCACCTGCGGAGGCCACAAGCCAGTTTGCAAGCGGCATCATGGAGGCGCAGACGCCTATGACCGGCTACGGGCAGGCATTGGCAAAGCGGAGCACGCCCAGCCTATGACGGAGGTAACACTGCATCACGGGGACAGCTGCTCCGTGAGGTGCAAGGGACACGCCACGGGATACCCTGACGTGTGTGCGGCGGTAAGCTGTCTTTTGTACACGGCGGCGGGTTGGCTGCACAACACGCAGGAGGCGGAGCTGGTGCTGGAACGGCTGGACAGCGGGGATGCGTACCTGCGCTGGCACGGCGGGAGGTGGCTGTATGACCTGCTTAAAATCGGCTTTTTGCAGCTGGAAATGGCAAAGCCGGAGGCGATCTCCGTAAAAATCGAAAAAAAATAAAAATATTTTTCGTTTTAGGGGTGCGGGAGACCGCGCCCCCTTTCTATGATATAGATACTTCCTCCCTGCCTGCGCGGTGTGACGGCGGCAACGAGCCGCCGCCCGCCGCAAGGGTGGATGGGGAGCGCTGCACGGGAGCGATATGCCCGCGAATCAAAGGAGGAACAGATATGTACCTTTACAAGATTTCCCTCGGCCTCTTTGACGGCGAGGGCAGCGATGGGGCGACAGCTGCCACCGCACAGGGCGAGACACAGGCAAGCTCCGGTACCACCCGCCAGAGCAAATCGGGCGCACTGGCCAACGTCAAGTACGGCAAACAGGCGGAGAGCCAGACGGAAGTACAGTCCGACGCCGGGACTGATGATAAGGTGAAGGACGTGGAGACCACGTCCGACGCGCTGGAGGCCAAGAAAAAGGCTTTCCGGGAGCTGATCAATGGGGAGTATAAGGACCTGTACACCCAGGAGACACAGCGGATGATCGACCGGCGCTTCAAGGAGGCGCGGGAGACGGAGAAGCGGATGCAGTCCTACCAGCCGGTGCTGGATACGCTGATGGAGCGTTACGGCATCGCGGACGGGGACGCAAAGCGTCTGCTGGAGGCCGTGGACAACGACCACGCCTACTGGAGTGAAGCCGCCGAGGAGGCGGGCATGAGCGAGGAGCAGTACAAGGAGTTCCGCCGTCTGCGGCGGGAGAACGCCGAGCTGCTTCGCGGCCAGCAGATGCATCAGCAGGAGGCGCAGATCCGGGCGCAGAGCGAGAAGTGGTACATGGAGGCGGAGGCCATGAGGGGCAATCCCATGTACCAGAACTTTGACCTTGTGCAGGAACTGCAAAACGACGAGTTTGTGAACCTGCTGAAAGCCGGTACACCGATGGAGCACGCCTACAAGGTGCTGCACTTTGACGAGCTGATGGGCAACGCGGTACAGGCCGCTGCCGCCAGCACGGAGAAGAAGGTGGCCGACAACGTCCGGGCCAAGGGCAATCGTCCCAGTGAGAACGGCACCAGCTCCAACAGCGCGTTTGTTACAAAGACGGATCCCTCGAAGCTGACGAGAGCGGACTTTGAGGAGATCGAGCGGAGAGTAGCAAGAGGCGAGCGCATTTCCTTTTGACTTACGGCTCCGCTGCGATATGCGGAAAGGAGCTATTACATGAACAAAATTTACAACGACCTGTTCCTGATGCCGGTGGTGCTGAACCTGTTTGACGCATATACCAATACCACGCTGGACCCCGGTCTGAGCGACGAGATGAAGGTGTATTACTCTATGCGCCTCATCAACCTCGCCGAGCCGGAGCTGATCCATGACCAGTTTGGCCAGAAGCACCCCATCCCCAAGAACAGCGGTAAAACCATCGAGTTCAGAAAGTACGACAGTCTGCCCAAGGCGCTGGTGCCTCTGACCGAAGGTGTGACCCCCGCCGGTCAGAAGATGAGCATGGGCGTGATCCGCGCCACCATCAAGCAGTACGGCGGTTACATCGAGCTGTCCGATATTCTGGAGCTGACGGCCATCGACAACAACCTGGTGCAGGCCACCCGCCTGCTGGCATCTCAGGCAGGCCGTACCGCCGACACCATCACCCGCGAGGTGCTGGCTGGCGGCACCAACGTGGTGTACGCCGGTGGCGCAAAAGACCGTTCTGAGCTGGTAGGCGGCGACAGCACCGCCGAGAACAACAAATACCTGACGGTGGACGACATCCGCAAGGCTGTACGCGCCCTGAAGGTCATGAACGCTCAGAAGATCAACGGATACTTTGCCGGTATCATCCATCCCGACACCGCCTACGACCTGATGAACGACAAGAAGTGGGTGGATGTGAAGACCTACTCCGACCCCGATGGCATCTACGAGGGCGAGATCGGCAAGATCGAGGGTGTGCGCTTTGTGGAGACCACCGAGGCCAAGATCTTCCACGCCGCCCCCCTGAAGATCGAGGACGGCGGCGAGGCAAGCGCCCGCAACCTGACAGTGAAGAGCGCGGCCAGCAAGGTCATTACCATCACCGAAAAGCTCTCCGCCAATCAGGCCAAGGCGCTGACCGGCAGAGACATTCTGGTGGGCGGCGAGCTGCTGGAGGTGGCGTCCGCTGCTGCCGGTGCTGCCGGTGCTGCCACCATCACCGTGAAGACCGCGCCTGCCACTACGCCTGCCGCCAGCACCGTGATTTATCCCGGCGAGGGCGGCGCAAATGGCCGCGATGTGTACTCTACCCTGATCCTCGGCGCAGACGCCTACGGCGTGACGGAGCTGGAGGGCGGCGGCTTGCAGCACATCGTCAAGCAGCTGGGTTCCTCCGGTACGGCTGACCCGCTGAACCAGCGTGCCACCGCAGGCTGGAAGCTGACCAAGGTGGCGGAGCGTCTGGTGGAGCAGTACATGGTGCGCATCGAATCCGCCTCTACCTTTGAGAGCGGCGCGATGAACTGACGGTAACGCGGAGGGGGTCATCCCCCTCCGCATACCAAAAATGCAAGGAGGAATGAGCATGGCTGACAACAAGAAGCAGAGAGCTCCGGAGGAGATGGAAAAGGCGCTGGCAGCAGCCAATGAGGCGCTGGCGCAGGCCAAGAAGGAGGCTGAGGATGCCAAGGAGGCCGCGAAAGCAGCAGAGGCCGTTATGCGCGGCATGGCGGCAGGGGAAGCCTCCGACGACGGCATGGTGCCGTTCTGGGCGTTCAAGGATGATGATCGGTACAAGGACGATATCGTGGTGGGCTGGAACGGCAAGGTGTACCGCATCCAGCGCGGCAAGCACGTCCGCATTCCCCGCGAGGTGTACAACATCATCCGCCGCTCTATGGCACAGGACGCGGCGACGGCGGAGATGCTGGAGCAGAAGAGCCGGGAATATGAGGCGGTCAAGGCGCAGCTGAATTGACAACTGCATACTACCGCGAGACACGAAAATGGCTGTGACACGGCGCAGCAAGGCAAGAGGGGCGCTTCCCTTTTGACTTGCTGCGCCGTCTTTCAGCAGAAAGGACGTGAAACATGACAAGAACGATCCCGCTGAAAATACAGAATGAATACATCGCCGGTGACAAGGTGCTGATCGGCGCGGCGGGAAGCCACAACGATGTGGTGCTTCGGATGGAGTTCTCGCCTATGTGGGATGGGCTGGCAAAAACGGTACAGTTCTGCGACGCGCTGGGCGAGAACACCGTGGAGGTGCTGCTGGCTGCACAAATGCTGGAGAGCGGCACCACCAATGTCTACCTTGTGCCGGTGCCGAATGGAGCGAAAAAGTACGCGGGAGATATGGCGCTTGCCATCAAGGGCGCAGAGGCTTCCGGCGGCAAAGAGGCACGGGCGACTACGGCGGTATACGGCACCTTTACGGTGGGCGAAAGCAAGTGGAGCGGCAGCGCAGAAACGGAACAGGATGTGCCGCCTACACAGGCAGCGCAGATGCAGACACAGATCGAAGCGATCATCGGAACGATAGCGGATGCACGATCCGCCGCCGAAGATGCCGAAAAAAGCAAAAATGCCGCCAAACAAAGTGAAATCAGCGCGGCATATAACGCCAATGCCGCAAGAGAAAGCGAAACGAAAGCGGCGGCAAGCGCGGAAAGCGCCAGACAAGATGCCGTTTCAGCAAAAAGTGACGCCGTTTCAGCCGGACAGTCCGCAGCAAAGGCGGAAAGCGCCGTTGTGAAATACCCATATTTAGGCGGGGACGGATACTGGATGCTATGGGATCCGGAAAGCGGCAGCTTTTACAAAAGCAGCATCAGCGGAAAAGGAAAAACCGGCCCGACAGGAGCTACCGGGCAACAAGGCATCCCCGGCAAGGACGGCGCACCCGGCAAAGACGGTGCGCCCGGCAAGGACGGTGCGCCCGGCGAAAAGGGAGATACCGGCCCAGCTGGCGCAGTGGTAGAGGCGGATGGTATGTATGGTTTTCGGATCAATGAGACCGGACATCTGATCCTGTCTTATACGGGGAACGTACCGCCGAATCTCTCCATTAACAGCGCCGGTCATTTAATACTGACAGTGTAAGGAGGAACAAAAATGCCTGAAATTGATTTGGGACTGGTGGTCGGCCCAGCTGGCGCGCAGGGCGCGACAGGCCCAGCCGGTGCAGAAGGAAAACAAGGCGAACGAGGGCTTCCCGGCAAGGACGGTGCGCCCGGTGCGCAGGGCGACCCTGGGGCTGACGGGAAAAGCGCATACGAAACGGCATCTGCCAGTGGCTATGTCGGCTCTGAGGCGCAGTTTGGGCGCGACCTTGCAGATGTACAAAACGCCGTCAAGTACAATGCCCCGCAAACCCTGACCGATGCCCAGAAGGCGCAGGCTCGGTCAAACATCGGCGCACCTGCACCGTATACGGCGGGAGATGGTATCGCCATCAGCGGCAGCGTCATCGCTACCAAAGTGCAGCCCTGCAACCGGAACCTGCTGGACAACTGGTATTTCGGCAATCCGGTGAACCAGCGGGACGTCAGCGGCACCATCAGCAGCGCAGGGTATTTTCTGGACCGCTGGAAGCTGGTGAGCGG